CTTATTTTCTTGGGATTACACTGATTCGCAGAACGCTAACGGATATACTAGGGTAGCAATGACTACTGGTGCTCAAACGCAGCACAGTGTTTTTATGGTTATCTCAGAGTTTCAGTGTGAATTTACAATTTATGAAGGCTCGACAACAACTAAAGGCGCAACACTTACAGAATATAATCATAATACGGGAAGTGCTAACACATCACTAAATACTATTCAGGTTGTAACTGCTGTTACTGCGACTGGAACTGCCAAGCAAGGGCCTTTAAGATTTGGTTCTTCTGGTGGCTCTAGCTCTACAGTTATCTTGCCTCGTAATAACGAGTGGATGTTTAAAGCAAATACTGAATTTTTAATTGAGGTTAAATCATTAGTAAATAACAACGACATAACTATTGTTTGTTGGAACTACAGGAATCAGGCTTAATATTATGACGATACAAAAACTTTGGACAGATTTTAAAGTAATGATAGACGCAGGGGTAGCGTTCACCTACGACCAAATTGGTGATTACTATGTTCTACATACTTCAAGCGGTGGTGTTGATTATCAAACTAAAGTGCGAGGTGCAGACGTTGCGGAGTTTGAAGCTACCTACAAGGTAAAGGCAAGAACAGTCATCCCTTCGGTTTCTTCAGCCCTTCCTGATCCTGACGGGTTTAAATTTCGAGGTGAGCGGTGTTTTAATCAGCTCATTACTGACACAACTACGACAATGGACTTTGAAATAACAGAAGAACGCTATTTAACTGGTTTTATGTATTCAGCAAAAAACTCAAACTTTGGTGACTATATTACATTTTCAGTGGTGCACCCTACCGCAGGAGTGGTTGAAACATTTGTACCAAGTTGGGGTATTAGTGATGGCTCGCATTTGGTTGATGTTTACAAGGCTAAAGTTATTGCTGGTTTAAAATTGCGCTGTATTTATAATAAAGTCGGCTCAAATAATGTAGAGTTTTTCGCAAATGGATTTTTACATAAGAGGGGTTAATGAAAAGTATACTTGCTTTTTTCTCTAAGTTAATCGCAAAAGTATACATCAAAAAAACACACCTTTCACACGAACAAGTAAGTAAAATTTTAAAGTTGGTTCAGACAGGAGACGTATTTCTCACTAGGGATAAGTGGTCTCTAGGCAACCTATTTATACCTGGTTTTTGGTCACATACGGCGGTTGTAGTAGATTACGATAAAGACCTTGTTCCAATTGTCTTAGAGGCCACAACCAAGAATTCAAGAATTGAGTCTCTTATCGAGTTCTTATACTCACACGACTTTGTGGCAGTCTACAGGACAAACTTAAATAAGCCCATGGCAATTCAGAGAACATACAGATGTTTCATGGGGTTGCCGTATGACTACGAGTTTTCATTTGGAAATAAAGCTCAGTATTGTGCAGAAATTGTGGTTAGATTGTTTACAGCCGTAAACAGTTCGTGTAAGTTTATGACAGAAACTACTCTAGGGACAGAGTATTACGCACCAGACACGTACCTACAGACCGGAGACTGGACAAAAGTTTATGACTCCAGGGAGGACGATGCCGAGTGGAAAAAAGAAGCCAACGAGCGGAAGGCCGAGAGCAACCAGGAATCTAATCTGGTTGAGGGGATTTGTAAGTAAGCACAAACCGCTAATATGCGAGCGGTGCGGCGAAGAAGATCAAGTAGTTATTGAGTTGCACCACAAGGACTTGAATCCTATGAATAATATGATAGACAATATAGCTGTTTTATGCGCTAATTGTCATAAGAGACTACATAAGGAGCTACGAGATGCCAATAAAAAAGGGTGAGTCAGACAAAGTAGTTGGGGAAAATATTTCAAAACTAATGGAAGAAGGTCGCCCAGCTAAACAGGCTCAAGCGATAGCACTATCAAGCGCAGGAAAAAAGAAGAAAAAGAAACCAAAATCAATTGAGGACATTCGTAAGATGGCTAAGGAGATGAAAGATGACTCCAACTACTAAGACTGAGCTTTTAAAAACACATCAAGCAGAGTTAACTAAGTCATATAATTCGTATGATGTGAATGGAAGACTTGAGTATGTGTACACAGCAAGCAACACAGCCAAGCATGGCGATCCTTGCGTAGTTACTCGCATGGCTTATGTTGGTCTTTCTACAAACGCAGCGTATATTCACGAAGATTATTCTACATGGGATAGTTCCTGGGAATTGTTCTAAGGAGATAAAATGGTAGGCGGAGTTTTTGCTAAACATCGGTTTAAGGTTGTTAATGCTTTACAACATCCATACAAACATCCACTGAGCGAGTTTTTCTTTTCTAATCCAGCTCTACCTGGTGTTAGTAATCTAGAGACGACTCTTAACTGGATTATAGCTGTAATCTACCCACAGACTAAGGCGGCGGTAGCTGATGTGGCATCTCTACCTGCTGTTGGAAATACTATTAACGACTTCCGAGTAGTCAACGACGATGGAGATGGCAATTCAGCAGCGTATCGCTGGGAACAGCGCGAGGGTGAGGCAGTAGCTTCATGGCACAAGATTTACGACATGGATTGGGGTTCTGATTCAATTCTAGAGCAATTTTTAACTAAGACGCAGGATTTATATGTTAAAGCAAATGGTAACGATGATCTTGATGCTAGTGGTGCTCCTATTACTGGCCTATATGCTGGTCAAACAATCAATGGGGGTACAAGCGCAAACACTAACCTTACTCTTCGGGCTAATAGTGGTGATGGTGTTGGCGCGGGAACTGGATATGTTCAGGTAGATGATAACTTTCGTCCGGCTGTAGATTCCAGTAAGACATTAGGCACGAATACCGAAAGGTGGTTAAATGCTTTCTTCGATTCGCTCACGAGCGGTACGCTTACAGCCACAGGTGGTTCTATTACTGATTCATCTGGTAGCATTTCTTTTGATAATGAGCACCTCACAACTTTGGGTAACTTCACCGCAGCAGTAGTTAAAGCTACAAGCAGCCTAAAAGCCGAAGTTGGTCTAGACACAATCACAATCGTCCCTGGATTGATTTCAGACACTACCGGAGCACTTAGCTTCGGGGCTTTGAATCTTTCTACTACTGGTACTTTAAGTACCGGAGTACACACTGTTACAAATGGAGTAGACACACTAACTATGTCTCCAAATGTAGCCGGATATTCGGAAATCAAATCTACCCTTGGGCAGATTTCTTTTGATAATGAGCTTATAAAAACTACTGGTAATATTCAGGGAAGTGGTATCACTGGCGAGATTCTTCATATAGACAACATTGATATCAATGGAAACACGATCTCTTCTACGGATATAAACGGAAATATTATCTTAAATCCGAATGGCACAGGTTCCGTAGATGTTCAAGCTCCTATGATTACAGAGGGGCAGACGGTAACTGGAACAGTAGGTATTACTGGTCAATTAAATGCAGACAATCTTCGGCTTGATGGTAATACACTATCTTCTACAAATGCAAACGGACCAGTATACATAGCTCCAAACGGTTCTGGGGCTGTAGTAGTTCAAGCAGACGCTACGCCTGGCACAGATAACAACAAGAGTTTAGGAGACCCAAGCACACGCTGGTCAAAACTCTATCTCGGTAACGCTATACATGATGGTACAACAGAAATCACATCTACAACATTACAGAGCTTACGAGACATTAACACAGGCGCAGCAATCGGAGACTCAATCTTCTGGGATGGGGCGAAGTGGAATCCGTCGAAGCCTGACACTGAAATTGACCACGGAACAATCGCTGGTCTTGCTGATGACGACCACACACAATACGCACTCTTGGCTGGACGCGCTGGGGGTCAGTCTTTGGTTGGTGGTACTGCTGCTAGTAACGACCTTACGCTTGAATCCACATCGAATGGTACTAAGGGCTTAGTTAAGAGCAAGGATGACTTTGTCCCGTTCACAAGTGGAGACAAAGATTTAGGATCGGCTTCTCTTAAGTGGGATGATTTGTATATGACTGGAGAGGCTCTTGGGTTAAGATTGGAAAATCTAGCTTCTGATCCAGCTCCAAGTTTAACGTCTATTGGACGAGTTATATATAACTCTACTGAGCAGTTAGCTAAGATTGATACTGGTACATCAATCATCTCTATGGGCGGCGGGGGAAGCGGCTCTGGAGGTATAAATTACGTCTCAAATACAACCGCGGAAACAGGGCTAACAACTGGCTACTCTGCCTTTGCTGACGGTGCATCTTATGTTGACGGTACTGGTGGCTCACCAGGTGCGATTTTCACAGTTGGAAGCGGTACAGACCTAATTGGTTCAAAGTATTTTAACCTAGCTGGTACAACTGGAGATGGCGTATCGTATGACTTCGCTATTGATAATGCTTATAAGGCGTCAGTTTTAGAGGTGAGTTTCAATTACCTAACAACTGCTGCTGATAACGATTTTGAAGTTTGGATTTATGATGTAACTAATGCTGTAGCAATTCAGCCAGCCAACTATCAAGTTAAGGCTAGTTCTCTAGCTGCGACACACGTTGCGACATTTCAAACAGCTTCTAACTCAACATCGTATAGAATGAGCATATACCGCAAGGCAGGTACTGCTGCATTGAAGTTTGATAACGTGAAGGTCGGCCCTAGAACAACTGTGCTAGGTGCGATGGTAACAGATTGGCAGAGCTATACTCCTTCGTTGACTAACGCAGGAAACGCGACAGCAGTTGGTTATTGGCGCAGAAATGGCGACACATTAGACGGCAATATGCGCGTTACTATTGGTTCAAGTTTGCCAACTGGAGGGATTAGTTTTGGTATGCCTTCTGGGTTTTTAGCTGACACTTCAAAGTTTACCGGAGTCATCGGTATAGCGGCTGCAAGTTCAGGTGGCGGTGCAGAGCATACGGGTATTATTTTCTCTGCTGGCTCTGGATTGATTCAGGCTTATGGAGATGATGGTTCTACAATTTGGAACGCAACAAATCCAATAACTTTTGCTGCGGGTAACGTAATTGACTTAACATGGAGTGTTCCCATCTCCGGCTGGTCATCAAACGTAGTTATGAGTGATGGCGCTGATTCAAGAGTGGTGGCGGCGCGATATTCCATACTAACAACAGACCAAACTGGAGTAAATACAAATAACAGTGCGGTAAAAGTAGTGTTTAATAATAGCACAACAAGTCCTAATTTCGACACACATGGAAAGTTTTCCTCTGGAACATTTACTGTTCCTGTTTCCGGTAAATATAAAATCTCACCTGTCATTACTCTGGCTGGGACAAATGTTCTAGCAAATATTTATCAAGTTAGAATACATAAAAACGGCTCTCTCCTAACATTCGCAGGAGACCAAACGCCAGCGGCAGGGACAAGGTTTTCTGTAGGGAGTCCTAATACACTTGATTTTGTTGCGGGTGATACTATCGACATATATCTATTTGGTGTTGGAAATAACTCAGTATCAACATTAACAATTCTGGCTGATGTTACGTTTTGCTCTATCGAACGCATCTCCGGCCCAGCGAGTGTGGGTGCGAGTGAGAGTGTGAATGCTGTATATAAATCAAGCTCGGGACAATCCATTGCAAATGCTACTGAGGTTATTGTTGATTTTGCGACAAAGGAATTTGATTCGCATGGTGCGGTAACAACTGGAGCTGGTTGGGTTTTCACAGCTCCGGTTAGTGGGAAATACTTAGTTAATGCTGAGATTGCGTATGCCTCTGCGGCTTGGACTATTGGAAATTTAAACTATATTGAGCTTCTTGTTAATGGGTCTGTCATTGCACAACCAAATAGGCCAGCGGAAGGGACTAACACGCAATCACTTACAAACTCATTGTCTAGGACTGTTTCTTTACTTCAGGGACAAACTATACAGGTAAAACTATACCATGGACAGGGCACAACACTCACCCTTGCGGCTGACGCTAGAAACAATTATATCTCAATCACAAAAGTAGGCAACTAAATGTCCACGGAGCTTTTAATCACAGTGGGGGGAGCATGAATAACGATATCAACTCAGTCCATATTGAGTACATAAAAAAGAGTGTGGATGATATAAAGCACACTCTAGATACTCATATTAGGGATGAGATGCACAACCTAAATGTGGTTAAAGATGATATAGCTGAGATTAAGCTGGAAGTACAAAAAAACAACATTATGAGGACTGGAATTGTTGTAATCGTTACCGCCTTTGTGGTAGCGTTAGTTGAAAGATTAGGACATAAATTAATTCCATAAGGAGGAATAACATGGACGTAAAAGCAGAAGTATTAAAGATGTTAGAAGTTTACCTTGAGAAATTCGTTCAAGGTGAGAAGTTTGACGCTCTTTTATTAACTCTTAAAGCAGAATTAGAAAAAGCCATCCCTGGACAGATCGACGATCTAGTTCTAGAGGCGGTATTTCCTAAGTTAATGCCCTTGTTAAAAGTAGCATTATTAAAGGAAATTGAAAAGCTTTCTCAGGAAGTGTAATATGATGGCGAGGATTGGACAGATACTACTTAGCTGGTTATCAAGGAAGGTCCTCGCTATGCTTATGGACGACCTTCTGAATATATTTTCCGACTGGCAAGCAGGACGCGAGCAGAGAGTCCGTATGGAAGAACAGCGGAAGTTAGCAGAAGAAAATCAACGTAAGTTTGACGAGGCTCAATCAGCCGAAGAGAGGGCGAAACGTGCAGAAGATTTACTTAATCGCACTTCTAATCCTTATTAGTGGTTGTGCTGAGAACAAGAAGTTTCTAGAGTTTCCTGTAAAGACTGCGTATGTAGTGGATATTAGTTATAACCAGTGTTATAAATTCACCCTGATTGATACGGAAAATATCAAATGGAAGCTACAAGAAATCATGCCCCTTAAAGAATGTGACGGAATATTTGGTACAAAGGGGGCGGACTCTTCGCTCATGTTTGAGTGGGTTAAAGAGGCAATAGCAGAGATAAAATATTTATATAAACGAAAATGCGCCAAGTGAGGTTATGATATGTTTTTAGCACTATTTACTTCAATGATGTTGTACGCAGAAAAGAAGGCCCCTAGCTTTTATATATGCGTAAGTTCTACGGTATCTGTTACTGGAACTAGCACAAAGTTCCTGGATAACGATAAAGAAAGAGAATATGTATTCATCCAGAATATTGGTGCTTCGGCAATATATGTGAAGTTTAATTCAGCACACACTGGTTCTGAAGGTATTACTCTAGCTCAGAACGAGAGATACGAGCCTAGTGTTATCCCTATGGGAGAAGTGTGGATGAAGTCGTCGGCAGGAGCAATGAACGTAAATGTGACCTCTTGCAAGTAGGTAAATGATGGATAGGCCCCTAGAGATTAGAGATTTTTCTGGTGGAATTACGGATAACCACATCGACTCAGCTTTAAACAAGTATGAGGAGGCTGATAATTTCAACATTGAGATTATAGGTGGTCAGGGGAAACTTGTTCGTCGCCTAGGAGGGTCAAGGTACTCAAACGCAGAGTATATTGGCTCTACAGCTAATCGTATAATGAATTTGAAGGATTGGGGAGTACAAGACATTGTAACCGCAGTTGTAGCAAATTCTGGAAGTGATACGGTTAGATTTCATCGAAGGAACGGTTTTACATCATGGATAGAAGAAGGCACAGCAACCACGCTTAGGAAGCCTACGACTACATCGTTGCTAAATGGAAACTGGTACAACGCCGTATCTATTACTCAGTGGTATAATCATGTGTTGTGTTCTATAGACACATACACTCAAGAGCCTATTAAGATGTTTAAGAATGGTAGCAACGTGGAGTGCGTTACAGCGGGGCTTCCAAAACCAACAAGGCCATCTAACGCTAATCCTCCAGCAACACCAGGGGTAAACACCTTCTTATACGTCTTGGTATACAAATATACATACACAGTAGATGGGACAACATTCATAGATAGAAGTGCTCCATCTACAATAACAAATTTAGGCAATGTGGCTGATCCGCCTAATGCTACGTTTGATTTAAGTGCAAGCATATTAGCTAACACATCAACAACAAATTATGATGCAACAAATGTAGTTAGAGAGCTATACCGTACAGCCGCAAACGGAACTGTTTTTTATAAGGTGGCGGAAGTAAATAACGCGGCCACAAGCTATTTAGATACAATGGCTGATGCTACATTAATAACCAGGGAACTACTATATACAATGGACGGAAGTGTGGAGAATGATCCACCTCCATTTGCCAAATATATCCACGCAACTGATTTAGTAACACTTTATGCAAACGTAAAAGCAAAAGACGACAATACCATATACGCAAATAGAGTGTATCAGTCTGTTCCTAACGATCCTGATTCCGTACCATACTCTTTCTTTGCCGAGGTCCAAGAGCCAATAAACGGTGTGTCTTCGTACAGGGGATTGCCACTTGTATTCTGCCAGGACGCTGTGTATCGGCTAGAGGGAGTCATAGATCAATTTGGTCGAGGCGAGATGTTCCCCGTAAGAATATCATCTACGGCTGGATGTATCTCAAATAACTCTATTGTCCAGACAAAGGACGGTGTTTTCTGGTGTGGTAACGATGGTATTTACTGGACGGATGGGTATAACATCAAAAATGTTACTGGTAACGATCTTCGTGTAAGATACCTAGGTTGGTTTAGAACGGCTGCAAATAATACAGATATTGAGATTAAGGGCAAGCGAGCCCAGGGCAAGTTTTCAGAGGCAGAAAACCGTATATTCTGGATTATACCAGGGGCGATTACTGATGCTGTGACCGTTGCTCAGAATAAGTTATTGGTACTCCACATGGACGCAGGAAACGCGTTTACCACATGGAGTAACCTGACGCACTTTTCTCCTACGGCGATTGAGATATTTAACAAAGTCCCTAATGGTAAATGCTTGATGCAAGCTTCCCAGAGAAGTGTGTTTCAAATGACTAATGACTTCTCTGCGGATATGTATATTGATTATTCTGTATACACTATACCTGAGAAATATATTTATATTCCGTATAGTTTTAAGAGCACCACGACTAGCTTCGGAGATAACTACACAAGGAAGTTTAACACTCGCCTTGTAACGGTAGCCAAGGCTAAGGGTGGTCTGACCATGCTTCCAACGTCAAACGCTGACTTTGGTCGTATCGTAGCTCCGCTTAAGCTTATAGCTAACGAGTTAAGTGACTCGACATACACATTGGTTGAAGAACAACGCAGATTCCCTGGGAACACGCTTAGGTGTTCGTACAGACAGATATACCTACAGCCAGCAAACGTACAGGTCGATGTTGGATATACAGGGGCTATGCTTTCGGATGGGGTTAAGGCGGTAGAGTTTCCATCGGTATCTTACACATGGCCCACGGAGCCTGTCGGCATGGTTTTATACTTTAACGGAAATCTAAACACAGCCTACACAATCTATAAGAGAAACACAGCTCAACAGGTATGGGTTACTCCGGCTCCTCCGGCTAATGGCGGGATTACAAGTTTTGTACTTAAGGGTTATCCAACCAATGAAGAGTTTACACTAATGGCGCTTAGTATTCATTGGGAACCACTTGGACGTACACAAGATGGCTACACCGCAGCATCAGAGGGTGGAGCGCATAGTATATGATTCAGCTTCCATTTATACACGATGTTGAAGATACTAAAGCCAGGGAGAATTTCCGGTATTTACAGGACGCTTTACGCTTGGAGCCTTTGATAAGTATGAATTTTAAGTTTTTCAATAAGGATTTATCTGGAGTAGGGGATCATGTTATACGGCATGGGCTCAAGTTCGTGCCTAAAGATGTGGTTTTAACGAGTATAAACCCTAGTACGGCGGTGGTAACTTTTAAGCCAGAAACATTTACAAAAGAGTCTGTAACTGTTAGTATTACAGCTAATTGTAATCTTCGGTTTTTCTTAGGTTCTTACGAGGAGAGATAATGGCTACATGGACATTGACCAATATTAAGGCGAAGATTGAGCGTGACCTAGGGACCGAGGATGAGTTATTCATCCAGGACACTGAGTTAACCGAGTATATTAATGAGGCGATCCGTGAGTGTGAGGCCGAGATTCATAAGCTTGGGGCCGAGGATGAGTATTTCTTGTCTAAGGCGACTGCCAATGTGGTTAATGGAACTGAGGCCGTGGACCTTCCCGCAGACATATATGGCAACAAGCTCCGCCGAGTTATCTACTTAAATGGTACAAAACGCTATCCTGTAAGACAGCTTAAGGGTACGCAGAAGTTTGAGAGATACCATGATTTGAACTACCTTCCAACTGGCACTGAGGACTACAGGTATCTGCTTACGAATGTGTCTGGGACTGGTGTGAAGATGATTCTAGCGCCCACTCCACAAGAGAGTGTTACGAATGGTTTAACCATGTGGTATGTGCGGAACGCTAAGGAATTATCAGCAGGAAGCGATGTGTGTGATATACCTGAATTCATAAACTTCATCTTTCAGTATGTTAAGGTTCGCATATATGAGAAGGAAGTTGGGCATCCGAACACGCAGAAAGCCATGATGGATTTAGAAAAACAACGTCAATTAATGATAGAAACATTGACTGATATGGTAGTTGACGGAGATAATACAGTGGAACAAGATATTACGTTCTATGAGGAGAGTGTATGATTAATCCAGGAAGTGCTTGGAATGATGCGCTTAATGCAAGTATAAATGCTAGATTCGGGGCTCCGGCGGCACCTGCCCCAGCGCCAGCGGCTCCTGTCGCACCTGCACAGCCAGTTATTCCAACGCCAATCAAGCAAAACAATCCTGTAGGTGGAACTAGGTCAGCGAATATTACAGTTGGCGAAGACCAGTATGGATTTCCAAATTTACCGCAGTTTCAGTCAATCCGAGATGCATCAGGGAATCTCATGGATCAATTTAAGCTCGGAGACTCATCTAAGTGGCAAGGAATGATGACTGGGAAAATCAACGACGCCACCCAGAGCCAGCTTCAATCAGCCGCCCAACAACAGGCTGGCGCTAACGCACAAGCAGCTTCAGGGCTTGCAATGCGTGGCGGATTAGGCGGAGGAGCTAGAGAGCGTATGGCTCAAGCGGGAGCAAATGCTTTGGCCCTTGGTCAGCAAGGCATTAGAGGATCTGGACAAAAATCTCTGTGGGACGTAGCAACCAAGGGTGAGGAAATGAATCTTGGGGCTAGAGAATCAGATGTCAACAGGTTGCTACAAGACGTACAAGGACAGAATTTATTTGCCAAAGATTTATATGGTGAGGAATTGAAAAAGAAGATTGGTTTAGCCACACAAGCAGCGCTGGCCGGAGCTGGTGGTGGCGGTGGGGGAAGCTCCATGTGGTCTAATCCACTTAATTGGAATGTGATCACAGCGCTACCAAACGCTGTGTTAAGCAACGTAGACTTTGGAAAAGGAAGAACCGAAACATCAATTCCAGGGCTATCATTGCCCAACTGGTAGGAGATAAAATGGACCCAATTATGATGCTATTAAGTGCTGCCGCTGGCGGATTAATTAATTTAGACACAGCAAATAAAAAAAATAAAGCTGCTGATGAGAAGAAATCATATAATCAAGCAGTGTCTAAGTGGAGCGGGTTTAATCCAGGGCTTGCTCCTGATGAGCAGTATTTTGCCTCTACACAGCAGATAAATCCGCTGGCCGCGCTAGTGCAGGGTGGAATTGGTGGAGCAAGCTTTGCGGGTAATTTGCCAAGTAACCTGTTCGGAAGAAAAGACAACGAGGTGGTATAATGGGGTTGTTTGATTTTTTAGGCGCTGCCGCTCCTGCTTATGCACAAGAAGAAAAACAAAAGCAAGACACAAAAGGAAAGGTGTCTGGCGCAGTTGTTCCTAATAAGTCGGGGCCTGTCTCGCAAAAAAAGGAGCCCGTAATTAATCTGGATGAAGAAAGCTCTAAAAATAAAATGCAGACTGTTGGGGCTGCTCCAGAGACTATGATGTATTCTTCAGATATGATGAAGGAAGCAGTAAGAAGAATTAAGGACATACCACTACCATCTAATGAATACTTAATAAAAAGCGACTCTGATCTTGTAAAGCAGTTACTAGGCGTGCAAAGACAAGAGCAAGAACTTCAAAAGAATCCGTGGAGAGAGATTGATTGGTCTACTCCTCTAGCTATGCTACAGGCAAATACAGGAATAAATTTTGGTGGTGAAGCGGGAAAGCCGCGAATCACATCAGAGTATCTAGGGGATAAAAAGAACAGATTGATAAATCAACTGGCAAAATTCCGCGGAGATATGTCAAAGCAAGAGCTTGAATACGCACAGTCGCAGTTTAGTAGAAACCCAACAATGATTACAGCGATTAAAGAAGATGCCGCTGGGACAAAGCAAGTGCCTACTCCTCCACCAAAGGGAGCTGGAAAGCAATCTTCGTATAAAGTAACCGCATCTAAGCCATATTTAGCAGCTAGGCAGATGATGGATATTCTGCCAGACTTGAAATATATAAGAGAGATGGTTGATAAACATGGAGCAGAAATCGTTGGAGATAATGTTCCATTAATGGAGCAAGCATTCACAAGAGTACAAGTTGGTTTAAAGAAGGCTGCAGAACTTGGTGCAGCATTATCAAAAACAGAGCTTCCATTATTACTTAAGCAGTTAAGAGACCCAACTTCCGTAAAAACAGCACTATCGTTTATGTCGTCTGGTAATAGTCCTAAAAAGGGATTATCAGAGACATACGCAAGTGCCGAGGCGAAATTAGAATCATTGATAGAGTCTGAAAAAAATGCTTTGCAAGCAGACGAACCAGCCATAGCTGACGAAATTGAAAATGTATGGGGGGCTAAACGATCACAAGGATCAGCTCCGCAACGGGAAGTTAAGATTTTAAAATCTGGTAAAAAAGTTATGCGTGTAGGAAATACCGGAGACCCAAGTAAAGATTGGCAAGAGATGGGGAGTAAATAATGGGATTAAGTAAAGAAGAATTAGCTGAGCTTGAATCTGCGCCATCATTAACTCCCGAAGAATTAGCCGAGCTTAGTGGCCCTGGTTTATCAGAAGGCCAGAAGGCAGCCGCCAATTTAATTCCAGGAGTTACAGCCATGGGTGGGTACATTCTTGGCGGAGGTCCAATTGGAGGTATTGCTGGTGCAATGTTAGGCGCACCGCTTAAGCAAGCATACGAAGTATCGCAGGGCGCTCCAATCCCATCGGCGGGACAAGCGATAGCAGAAGTAGGTAAGCAAGGAGCATTAGAAGGATTACTTGGTGTAGTTCTCCCATATGTTGGTGGCAAGGTATATAGAAAAGCCGCTCTACCAATGGCGAAATATTTACTTTCTGAAACTACCAGAATACCAAAAGAAGTTATTGATGTGTATGTGCAGAATCCTAAATTATTTGCGGAAATTATAAAAGACCATCCTAACACAATGGACATTTACAAGTATGGTAAGGAAATAAAACAAAAGTTCTTAGAAAAAGCAACAGAATTCAGGCAGGCGCAGAACAACGAGCTTCAGGCAGCACTTAAACAAGCTGGGGATATTGAAGTAGAACCAGGGCCAGTGTTAAATGCTTTAGAGGGGTTTAAAGAGAGCCTACATCCAGGTTTTGCTAATGAAGAGAGAGCTATTCTTCAGTCAGAAATAGATTTATTAAAGAGAGTACAAGCTGGTAACATGAGCGAAGCCGACAGGAAAGCCCTTGGAATATTCAAGAAAAGACTGGCCGACTGGAAGAAGAATGCTAGGACATATCTAAAGCAAGGTGGTAAATTAAAGCAAGAGCCTCTTTCTGGCACTATGGAAAGCGGTCAGAGGACCGTGGATAAATCAGTACAGGTAGATTTACCCCCAAAAATTAAGGATAGACTATACTCGTATAAAGCATCAGAAAGTGCAACTGGCGATTATCCAATGGGATATGGCGATCCACAGCAAACTGGCGAAGTTCAGTCTAAGTGGGTAGAGCAGTTCTATGAACCGCCGGTAGTTCCTGTGTTTAAGGGGAAGCCTATTCCTGGTACCGGAAGACCACCAGTTATCCCCGAGTGGCATGGAGAGCCAATTGGTGGACAACCTGAATTTTCTAAGGTGTATACAAACCCAGAGGGTGTTGTGGTTCCAGAAGGACAATTTAGCCTAATCCCACAGGCCGCAGAAGAATTGTCTAGCACCATTAATAAAGTTGGTCGAGTACCATTTCATATAAAGCGAGCTATTGAGGGAAAGGTTCCTGGAGTAGAGGCACCAGAGGGACAATTAGAGTTTGTAATGCACCCAGGAGAGATGCCAAAAGCCCCAGACGTAAATCTGGATAGATTAACATTAAATGATTTGTATAATTTAAAACAGCGCCTTCAAGACATGGCTAAGTATTTATCTGAATCAAACCAGAAATTAACCCCCGCCGGAGATGCTGCTTCTAAGGGAGCATCTAGAGCAGCTTCGGTTGCAAAAGAGCAAATTGATACTATGGAGAACGCTGTAGCGCAGAAGATTTCAGATGTAACAAAAAAACAGCAGGAGCTTAACAGAATATCTGGGAACTTAAATAAAGGCATGCTCTCACCAGGAGCAAGCGACCAGGCTGTAGCAGATATGTCCATGGGTAGTGTGTCTTCGGAGCCTTCTGAGGAGGCGTTGAAAAGTTTCGATGCACTAACTGGAAACAATATATTTGAGCAGCTACGAGATTATGGTGTTACTAGAGTTATGAAAGAGCCGCAGAAATTCGTCGGTGAAAGCGCGGCAAGAAAGTTCCTTGTCCCTGCGGCAATGACTGCGGCGGCAGGGGGTTTATCGTACATGAATCCAGATGAGGATGCGCTTGGAGAAAAGAGTTACGGATACGGACTGCCACTTGGTGCAGCTGGTGTGGGGTTGGCTTTAACAAATCCTAGACTAGCTAGAGGTATCTTAGGGGGGTTAAAAGAACTTCCAGAAACGGAGCTTTTAAAGAGAGGTTCTAAGTGGGGCTTATTTAGTAGACCACAACGTGCTTTAGGTGGATATTTATGGGATCAATCTTTTGAGGGAGAATAACATGATTGAAGGCGGATTTATCGAGATTGTAATTGGTGGTGAGAAAAAGCAAATCCCAGAATCTGAAGCCAAGTATACTAAAGAAGAAGTATGCGAAGCTGCCGAGACTCTCATGGAAGCTAAGAACATACTAGCTGACGAAGAACTCATGCCCTATGTAAAGGGGCACCTTGAGCAGATGAAAAAGAACATTGATATTTACATTAAAGAAACTAAGAAGATAAAGCCAAAGTCTATTGATGATTTACGAAAGTTGGCTAATGCGCCCGGGGAAGACAGTGAAGAAGAGTAGGTGGGATGTCTTCGTAGATAGACCAGAGGATATCTTCCAAAAGCCAATCCCTGGAGTAAACAGAAGAATACACTATCTTGGTGATGGCTCTGCGTGGGGAGACCTGGACAACCAACTCTCTGATGAGCCATTATCTCTGCCAGAATTAATAAAGGCAGCAGAAGAGCTAGACCCCATGCGCTGGAAATATCTTAGGCAGCCTGAGCAAGACGAGCAAATGCTCCCTTAAACTCCTCGAAGTTTTCTGGCCGTACAAGCATCGAAAAACCCCCAGATTTCTCAATTAATTGGAGGTTATGCCTTTGTAACTTCTCATGGGGTTTTTCCTTGGCACCACGAGCCTTTAGCTCTAAAGCAAAAAATCTTCCATTTATACTACCAATAATGTCAGGAATTGCCCTGGTAAATCTATCCGAGGTCTTGTAATACCAGATATTATCGAACTCATCTAGGAACTTGTACACTTTAAGTTTAAACGTGGTCTCTGGCCCTTGGCTCATATATCCACCAACTCAGACCATCTAAGGTCGGATATGCTGGCCGATACGTCCTGGGGCATGATAGACGCCATATAAGACTCACGCATGATTCTCTTTAAGTCTTCGACTATGTGAAACTCGTCTTTGTGTAGGTAAAAGCATACTTCGTCATGTATGGTTAAAACCAATTTTGTCTTATGGTTTAGTAAAAATTCATGCAAATTTACGAGAGCTGTTTTCATAATGTGGGCACAGCCTCCCTGGATTATGGCGTTCAATGATTTATAGGCATACTCTTTATCGAAGCGATATACCATGCCAAGATAGTTGTGGACATAGCCTTCTTTCTCGGCCTTTTGTGAGGAGAATTTGATAAGCCTTTCCACACCTGGTAGGGCGTTAAAATACTTACTCTTTAGGACCCTTCCTTCTTCCAAGGATACTCCTAGTGTGTCTGCTAACTTCTTTGACCCACCGCCGTATAAAAGCATGAAGTTAAGTGTTTTCGCATACTTACGACTTGTGTTCATCATATCAGCAGTAGCCTGGTGTGGATCGTGGCCCTTGATAATCTCCCCAGCCAATTGTCTTTCCTTGGCATAATCTAGAAGTAATCTAAACTCAGCCGCCTTATAATCAATGGACAACCAAGAATAGTCTGTGGGGCATACGAAACACCCTCTAACCTGGTCGGCTCCTTCTTCCTCTTCGGCGTGAAGGTTTTGCAAATTTGGCTGGGCAGCAGAGAGTCTTCCAGTGGAAGTCCCCGCTTGCCTAAAATTCGTGTGGATTCTATCTTTGCTATCGGCCAGTTCTAGAAACGCGCTATAATAAGTTTTAGCCTTCTTGTAAGCCTTGCGTATCTCAAGGATTCCTTTTGCAAGCTCACCGTCAAATCCTGAGAGAACTGAATCCGTGAAGCTAAAATTATTTTTCTCGGTCCTAACAAATCGCTCCTCGTTCCCAGAGCCTCTGAAGTATCTTTCGAGAGCCTTGCCGCTATCGACAAAATCCTCTCCGATGATGCTTTCAACTCGTGCCTTAGCCTCTTGATACGTCTTAGTCTGCGCTCTAAGCGCGTCTTCTGTGTACTTGCGATCAATGAGCACCCCCTCACGTTCCATGTGAAATAGGACCTTGGTTACATCAGCCTCTAGTGCTACCACATCATATATGTTCTTCTTAGAGCCCACAAGTAGCGCGTTCAACTTATCCAATTCCTCGAATAGTTGGATGCCTATGGTCAGAGTTATGCGAACATCCTCGCAAGCGTAGAACGATATGAGGTCCATGGGCACATCGAAATACACACACTTATGCTTCTTAACATAAGCCTCAACCGTCTTATCCTTGGCTTGTCCAAACCAGGAGGCTACATCATCCAAAGATAGGGATAGTGCATTGTTCTTATATAAACGAGCCAGTACCATTGTATCATAAATTGTGGCGTCAAACTCAACTCCTGCGTACTTCCAGATAAAAGCCATATCAAACTTTGCATTGTGCATATATATGGTTTTACTTGAGCGGAAGCACTCGTGTAATATTGGTGTGATTTGCTCTTTGGATAAAAGTCTTACATCGAAGTAAAACTGTTCCCCAGATATTCCAATGGCTACTGAGAACAACTCATCATTCTGGTATGGATATAGGCCCGTGGTTTCACAGTCTACTGCCAAGGTTCCAGCATGGGAGATGCGCTCAACACAGCAATCTAAATTCTCTGGGGTAACAATAACCATGATTACTTCTTGTTAGAAGGTTTTTTTGTGGTTTTCTTTGCTGGTTTTTTTGTAGCTTTTGCCATGATGTCCTCTTTCCCAGGCCCATAGTGTTTGTCATAAAGAATCAACCCATCTACATAGGTGGCTAACTCATTCGCGTTACACTGGCCCAATAGGTACGCTTTTGATTCAGCACTGATTCTCGCGTATAAAATTTCATCTCTGCCTTCAGGTGGTCTTCCAACTGGCATATAAACTTCTTTCTAGACTATGACTGCTTGGAAATCGTAGGACTTTATTTCTTTCTCTAGGTGGCATTTCTTAATAGACTTGATCCACCACTTCTTCTCCGGTTCCCACCGAAATCCGCGCTTCTTAGCCTTGCTATTGTCGTTGAACCCAACAACTGCTCTAACAGTTACATCAGGAGAACTACTAAGTGCAAGCACTTTTTCAAAGGGATAGCAAAATAATAACTTGGCACTAGCAAGCGCATCAAACAAAGCTCTATGGGCAAAGCTAATCAGGAAGCCATGATCTGCGCACATATATGAGAGTTTCTTGCTCTTGGGCTCGTACTCTAGTGGGAGGTCAAGCAAAGTATCTACAAGTTGTAGCTTAAATCCATCCATGGATAAACCATGAACTTCCATGTTCCTTTTTAATACTGGTATATCGTAGCCCTTTAAATTGTGCCCAACCAAATAAGACACATCATACGTCACAATATCGTCCAATAACTGTGACAAAACTTCTTTCGGTGGTTCACCGAATTGGTCAAGAATACTGTTACTTATACCAGTGATTTTCTCAATCTCTTCTGTGATGCTGCCCTTAGGGCGGAGGAAAGAGCTTGATACGTGGATCGGGGCTCCACCGCTACTTTCAAAGACTGCGTAACCAAGCTCGATCACTTCCGCAATTTTCACATCAAGGTCTGTGGTTTCAGTATCAATAGCCATTATACGCATTTATTGCTCTCTTTCCATGAGGTAGTAAAGACAATCCACTTGATGATAATGCTTTACTATATAGTCATAGTTGTCAATGTTTTCCCATAGAGCAAGGTCGGTAATCTTGGTTTTAAGTTTTAACTTGTAGTGCTCTAGTTTGAAGTCTTCGATATACCCACAAACTAAAGAACGCCGCTTCTCTACGAATACGGCGTTCCCCTTGACTTTGTTCTTGATTGCTACAGCTTGGCCCATGGTCAAATCCCCTGGGATTTCCAGGTCAAGCCATAGATAATTAGAATTGTCCGTCGAACTCTTTTCCATCAATAATAGCGTCTGTTGCCTCTACCTCAGAGTCAACTACTACTGCTTTGCCTTGCTTAAATAAATCGTACCATTTCTTAAGGTCCATGGCTACTTCGTTAAGCTTCTCGGTTTTCTTAGCTCCGACAATCTTATTAATGTAGAACGATCCCTTACTATTTTTCTTACTTTCAGTTCCAATAGTAATAGTGAACATACACGCAGGAGCTTGCGCTTGTGAAGCCTTTACTCCATAGCCAGCAATGTCTTTACCACACGCTGAATTTGTACGTCTAAAAGTCATTAAGAATGGGAATGCTGTTGGATCAGACAAATCTTTCTCAAGCATACATAGTACGTTGATACCTAGGTTGTTCTGAACTTTAACTCCTGCAACAACTTCTTCCCATGGGCGATTAGCATTTTGAGCTGTATATGCCTCAAGCATTTTAAACTCAAACTTACCGCCAATCTCTTCTGAGATGGACCAATCTTTATAAATGTAGATTGGTACAATGTTTACTGTGCCCTTCTTTTCAGCCAATACTTCTCCGGTGATGGAATTAACCATATCCCCAGCTTGGCATTTATCTTGGACCACGCGCTCTGAGATAGCTTGGGTAAGCAGGATGCGAGGGATGCGAACATCGGCACCGCTAATTGTTTCGTCTAAGCCCCAGCTAGTCGTAGCTTCGACCGATGCTGGAAGGCTTGCTTCTTTTACTGTCACTTCGTTTTTCTTCATTTCATTCTCCTTGTTTCTTCCCATTATTGGGATAATTATTTCTTTCTAAAAGATAGATACTGCGACACAGTCTTCTCAGTCAACCCAGGAATCTGGAAAAAAACTTCTCCTCTTTCTTCACTGGCTTCTTTTTCTCTTTTAGCAAGAGCATTAAGAGTTTGGCTAACAACAGAGACAGTCTCCATGAAGATACCCTTTTCCTTTAACCAGTTAAACAAAGCCTCTTTCTCTTCAAGAGTTTTCGGCGTTTTATATGTTTCACGCGATACACAAGTCAGACGACCAAATTCTGAATCGTAACTGGTCTTACCAGCTTCCTCTAACGCTGCGATAAACGAAGTCTCAAGCTCCGTGATTGCTGCATTCATCTCTTTTAACTCTGCGTTCTTCATATCAATGGTCGAGCGCAATTCTGCTATAGCCTTGGCCCGTGATTCTAGTTCCTGTACTGTTATCATATTTCCTCGTTTCTAGTTCATTATTGAACTGGCAATAGTGATAGCACAATTATTCTTTATTGCAAGCGGAATCTTTTGACGCAAAGAATTTAAACGTCTGAAGTCCAACTTCCTTTTTATTTCTAAGGGCTTCTATAATATCCTCGTCTATTGTGCCTTGGGCTATAATATCAATCCTGGTTATTTTCTCATGTATCTCAGACCCTGATCTATAGTTGCGCGCTTCCGATTGCAAAGAATCTTCCAAAGAAAACGTCCGAGAGTAGTAGATGGATATATCCGAGGAGACCAAGTTGATCCCGATACCAACCGCACGAGGATTAGCAATAAGTACTCTAGTATCATTCGCGGCATTAAATAAATCCACACTCTCTTGGCGAACCTTCTGCGGTATACCACCATGTAATTCCACGTACTTAATTCCAAGTCTTTCACATGTATCTCTTGATATGCGATAGTCTTCTTTGAAGCCACACCAAACAATGATTTTATGTTCTTCATGCAAATCCTCCAATAACTCCTCTAGGGCCTTGGCCCTTGGATTCTCTTCAAACACCACGACATTCCCATCATCCATTGGTAGATGCCCTGTCACCACTTGCTGTAGCCGAAGTGCCTTGGTTATAGCTAGCGGTGCGCTACAAGCCTCACCATTTAAGAAGGCGATAAAATGCTTCTTTAATTCATTGTACGCTTTCTTCTGTTCTGGCCCAAGGTCCACGAATACTTCTTGGCGGACAAATGGCGGAAGAGACAGACAGTCCTGCTTCCTAACACTCATGGTATGACGGTCCACTGCCTTATTAAATCCGGCTCTCTTTTCCTCATGGAATACCCAATTAGGGAAATGCCTTTGTTTGGGCATATGCGCGTTCTTATCCACGAAGTATCTAAGCCGAAACCGGAAGAAGCTATCCCCGAATGTTTCCCCTCGGTCCATGATTAGAAACTGACTGTATAAGTCTAAAGGAGATTTAAGTAATGGCGTACCACTCATGATATATCTATAGTGAGCAATCTTGGAAAGCTTAATAAGGGCCTTGGTTCTCTTAGCTGTGGGATTTTTTAATCGCTGTGATTCATCACAGATTAAAACTTCTGGGCCCCACTCCTTGATTGCTTCAAGAAGGTCCTCGTTTAAGAGAGCATCATAGTTGACAATAAACACACACTGGTAATCCTTGTGGTGCCTGACTTTCTCGGCCTTCCTAGCGCCACTTCCAGATAAAACCATTATCTTATTGGCTGGTATCTTGGGAGCGTACTTACCCCACTCTCTGCGCCAGTTCTCAAGAGTAATGAGTGGCGACACAATAAGAGTCTTTAGAAGTTTACTGTGTTGGGTGTACCTGGCCCTACAAATCTCTATTACAGAGCGAGTCTTACCAACCCCCACATCGTGGTATATACCGAAGAAGTTATTCTGTAATCCTCTTCTAATTGTTTCTTTTTGATGTTCCCATAATGGAGGTTGTTCCACAGATATACCTTTCTAGTACCACGGCCCCAGGCTCAAAAGCCATCAATGGTTGGGGAGATTGCGAGAGGACCTAGGGCCGCGATATTTACTTATTATATTCTTTCTTAAGTAGAGCACGAAACTCTAACATATTCATAGACAGAGATGCTTCCGGATCGTTCTTGCGCCCTGGTGGAGTAGCAATTTCGTGATGGCCTAGCACTAAGTCCAACTTAAACACCTCTGGATTATTATGCTTAAGCCACATTATAAGTTTAATCAAAGATGCTTCTTGTGCTTCAGTATATTTATGGTACCATCCTTTGTCGGGCCCGAAGTGCCCATCATTATATCTGACTTCACTGGCTGAATATTCTTCACCAAACCACGACACAAATTTACCGTCTTCGGTTACTTTTAATTTACCAGCGCAGCAGACTTCAATGCCTACTAGCTCATCTGATACAGTTCCACTTATACCTTTGGCGGAAGATTTACCAGCATGGTAGCCCCATTTATTAATTGGAAAAGACTGAACTACTGACCCGTCATTGCCGATAACAAAGAAGCAAAACCCGTTCTCAACCCCACCTTTAGCTGTGCCTAGTGCCTTGGTCAAACCACCTTTAGAGCGTCCAGCGGTAAAGTGGACAATGGCCCCTTCTGGATGGCCCTTGGCATAGGTGCCGCGAGTAGGCATTTTGAAATCCGGTATATGTGCTTCTGGGTAGTAAAGCTCTGAGCGTTCTTCTGGCTCTGCTACATAATCTTTACGTTTTTCTTCTACTGACTTATTCTTTCTAAAAATCTTTTTAAACCAGCTCATAATAAATCCACCGTTACTAGGCCCTTAGAGGCGTAGTGTGCTTTGGTATAAGATACCTGTTGAACTTTACCTTCTTTACTAACCATGAGGAAGCCTAGGCCATCTTTGTTGGCTGCCTCTACCGCCTTGTCTATCTCAGCGAGGACATTCATCAGTCCCTGCTTGGCTTGTTCTTGTTCGTTCATAACCCCTTCAACTCTCTACTCGTAATGAGTGGTAATAATTTCTCATCTAATTCTTCTTTGGGTATTTGTTCACGCTCATCGTACTTTCTCCAATTGCGCAACTGCTGAAGTATGTCCCATATCACACAATGCATATCTGACGCTTGCATCATTTGCTCGTACTCGTTTTTATCGTTCTCATCATCTAAATTAAATTTTAGTATTGCTTGCATTTAATTCCTCCTATTCTAATACTATTTTGTGACTAAAGTCTAGCTTCAATGTAGCGGATCATGTGCTCTGCAAGCTCGCTTTCCATGCGCCAATTGCACCAATAGTCCCTAATGGGCTTCCGAAAATCTTTGTGGTGCTTGCAATAAAATCGCATATACTTCTTTGGTGCTACAAGCATCTGGCACCAAAGTTGATTCGACTCCCTGTTAGGAGTGATGTAGATATTCCATAATACATCAAGCCATAGCCACAGGTTTTGAAACCAGGTTGAGTATTCTCCTTGGCATCTTGCCTCGTGGCCTTTGATACTTGGACTCATCCAATCGCGTCCAACAATGTAATTCAAATCAACAAGATAAGTATAACCACTTTTCCAAAGTGCTGCCATTAATGGAATCCCATTATCACGACTCATATCAAGGGTTGTATCGAAAGGATAGCGCCAGTATTTGCCTTCTTGATAATAGTTTTGCGGCTTAATTTTCTGCGCTTCTGGGTGCTCAGTTAATAGCATGAGTCCAGCAATTACCGGAGAATCCAAAAAATCTGTACTACCAGCACACCGAGGTATGCTATATTTTTCATCAAATATCATTAGACAACTCCTTTAGATATTGTTCTCTTTTTTCCGGTTTGTTTAACATTGCGTGTTCGCCGTATCGAATTAAAGCCTCTTTATCGTAGGCATGCATGGCCTTTTCTATGTCATTTGTAAAAAGTAGATATGATCCATTTATAGCGACTTCGTAATTGCCATTCCACTTCCCCTTTACATATTTTTTATATATACCCCTGTGTCCACTGTTAGATTTTCTAAGTTGTCTCTTGTTTTGGCATTGCACATTCTGAGTGGTCCACCTACAGTTTTCTGGTTCGTAATTTCCATTTACATTGATTCTGTCTATAGAATGTTTTTTAGAGGGGGCTTGACCCATATCAGACAGAAAAGATTCAAATGAGTCTAGCCAAGACTGACATATTTTTATCCCTCTCCCACCATAGTATTTGTAATCTTTATTGTTTTTACCCAAGCATCTCGCTCTAATTTTCTCCCACGTTATATATTCTTTTGTTTTTTTTCCGCGACGTGCATACCCATGCTTATAAAACGGGTTTTCTTCTGATCTTTGATGAGAATATTTATCGTCAAATATCATAACTCCCCCACCACATAATAAACAACAAACTTATTTAGAAAATAATTAAAGCACATTGCAAACGCACCCTCTTCATCTCTAAACACATAGAACGCTTGGTCAGTTATATCTATCTCATTTAGCTCTGGGCTGTATAGGACTATCACAACACCCCCACATATTCCCAATAGATTAAGCCAAGTGGCTGCCACTTAGCAACGTATAGTTCATAATTTGTAAAGTAGTTCTGCATCCTAGCGTGGTCATAGTTATCTAGAATTGAAAACTCATCTAATTGCGGTGAATAGTATACAAACTCACCCTCCATAAAGCACCTTCTCCACTTTCTCTTGTTCATCTGAAATTACACCAATCAAGTAAACGTCTCGGTTTGTTTCTTTTCCATAACCGATATGGGTTATCGTTGGTAAACAGAAATGAATACTACACTCTGACACTAGCCTATTCATAATTTCAGGCAAATTGTTTTTAACATAGACGGTGTAGTATTTCCATGTTGGAAGATTTCCAAATACAATCTTTTTATCATGGTCTACAATTTTTGATTCCATTTATTTCTCCATTACCAAAGTCCGACAATGGATAATATTAAGTGTGTGATAGCGATACGCATAACCAATGTTGCTGACTCTGACAGGTGTCCATAATAATTGTATTGCTGCCAACATTCACATAAAAGATATATGGGTAAAAACATAAATAGAATTAATACTGCTTTTTCTTTATTCATTTCTCCCTCTCCATTCTAAGCTCTTCCGCCTTTTTCCAACTGTCGTCATTTATGTATCTATCAACCAAAAGCTGACTAACGCATGACCGCAAACAGTTGATTTCTTCGAGGAGTCGTTTCTCGTATTCAATAGATATAAGTTTAGTATCTGATTCCCACTTTATAAATTTTGATTTATCGAATTTATGATACATTCACTCCCCCTTCAGCGCGGCTCGGGCTCGCTTGCCGCCGTATTCAATACCGCCGCCTTCTCCTATATTACTATCAAAGCTATCGTTTTTTATTTTGTCATATTGAGAATATTGAAATTGAGAGTCAGCATACTCCCAATTGTCTTGATTGGCATAAAACTCCAACGCCTCCCTCAACTTTTTGTTCTCCGCTTCGAGGTGGTCGAAGTATCTTTCTGCATCCACTGCACTGTAAACTCTAGGACTTTGAAGGTCATTCCTTCTTAGATGTGTCCAATTAGGTCTCTGCATGGTCATAACCACCCCTCGAAGGACCAGCTATGTTTTGTTTGTATACGCCAATATGGTAACTCAAATAATGAAATCCATTCGGAAAACGAGTTATTATATACGTCAATAGAGAAATCGCAGTACAGTATTCTTGGTTCACCACGCTCATTCATCCACAAACTCGGTCTCTTCTTTAATTGTGCAAGTGTTGGTTTTTTAGGTCTCTGCATGGTCACTCCTTAATAAGTCTTTCAAACTTAATATTGAACGCTTTTAAAATTTTAACTATAGACTTAAAGCTTGGGTTTCTTTGTCCATTAATTATCAGTGACATGGTCGCTGTAGTAATGCCACATCTTTCTGCTGCTTCTTCTTGGGTTAAACCTAAAAAGTCTATAATTTCTTTTATGTTCTTCGCTAATGTTTCTTCAGGTCTCTGCATATTACACCTCAAACTCGGAGAGTATTTCTGTTTTTAAAGGCTTATGCAAATGTAACGGCTTTTCTTCATTATCATCTATATAATCTAAAACCATCTCACCATCGAGAAGATGTGGTCTTAAATACCAGTGCCGATACATAACATATTTCTTTTTCTGCTCGACTTTTTGCCAGGATCCAGCCATTCGATAGATTTCCTCATCATCTCCCTCTAGCTCATCTAATTTAGCCAAGAACCACTTCTCGCCAATAGCTGTAATTATTAGTATGTCACTGTTCTTTAATGCAACTTTGTCGCCGACTCTAAAAGCCTTCTTAAACTCTTCTGGTGTCATTGGTTACTCTCCTCATGATACTTCGGTTCTCTATCAGTTCTATCAAATAGCCAAAGCTGATTAGGATTATTTTTAACCTCATTGTGTGCTTCCTCTAATGATATTCCGTATCTTTCAGCTATTAAGAATACATCATCTTGCGAAGGCTTTCTCCACTCGTGTGTTATCGGAGGATAATTTTTAGGAATAGGAGCCTTTGGATAAAATGAGCTTCTTGCCATTCCTTTGCACTCTCCGTGCTTATCCATTAGAGGGGGCAATAGTGGTCTTTGTTTTGTCGGTTTCTTTCTGCACTTTATCATAAATGGAGTTACACCATCATCAACATCTATCGTCACTAGAATGCATCCATACTCACAAACATAGGCATTTACTCTTGGTAATTTCTCATTCATTGGTTTCCTTCTTTCTAATGATACATCCTGATTCTGTTTGGATAGCTTCATAATATTTATCAAGCCCTTCAACTTCTAATTGATGTTTTACTAACATAAATATGGCTACATCAGCGTTCGTAAAGCCCTCTATTTTTACGAATGCTGTATCTTGTGTTGATGCTGAATCATTTGGGTTGGTCATTTAAAGCTTCTTTCTAGTAAAACACCACAAAATCTAAGCTCACTTTTGTCCGTAAGACTTCTCTGAATATGAAAAGAAGTAACTGGAGCAAATATATGCTCGATTGAGTTATATGTTTTATTCGACAAAGTGATTGATATAACGGGGTCTTGGTCTAATGTTTTTAGCACCTTATGTAATCTAAGAAAAGCATCTATGATATCTGTTCTCTTGTCTTCAAACTGTTGTTCACTCACAACTTCTCTCCTTTAGCATTTTGGTTGGTCATCCAATCCTCTCTTTCGATTCACGCAATACTTCTTTAGCATTGCATGGATTTTGCTCTGCGCATCTATTACCACATTCAAACTCCAGCGCCTCTCGCAATTTCTGAATCTCCGGCAAAAGTATATCGGCGCAAGCGCCCCAGCCTTTTATATAGGTCCCAGCATTAAGAGTTTTGGCATACATACTATCAAAAGCTCTATTTCTCAACTCATCTAGCTTGTTATTTTGGTTGGTCATTTTTGCTCCTGACATTTATAAACCTTGCCATCAATTGTGTATGGTACTTTGCCAAGACTTGCGTCTTTAGCCGAACATCTTTCCATGCAAGCTCCAATTGTTAGTAAAACCACTACAATAAATAAACCACCCATAAATTCTAAAAAATCGCTGCTCATCGCTTCTCTCCTTTGTCGGCGTTGATTGCGGCGAGGGCCTCCTCATAGCCACAACTGCAAATATCACTGTCTTGTTCGCCCCAATTTTGTATGCAATTACAATCTTGTCTGTGCCCCATATAGCTTTTAGCAATCTCAAGCTTGCGCTCTAGGTCTGCATAATCCTCATAAGCACACCATTCTCCGTCATCATTCTCAAATATAGTTCCCTCTTGGTCGTACTTGTAACGCTTAATCATTTTGAATCCTTTAGTGGTACGATAATAGGCTCTGGCTTGTAATTCTCATCCTTTTTTACGCGCTTAAAAACCTCTGTTGAAATACTCATAAGTTCTGACTCTATTTCGTTAAGCCTTTTTTGAATTTCCATACAACACTCCATATCCTCAGTTTTTAAACACTGTTTAGGGCCTGGGCAAATCATGTGCGCTCCCATAAAAAACGCTCGCTAAAAATTTCAAACATAAGAACCAAAAACATACAAAGTAAAAGCGGAGTTATCCATAATGGGAATGTTATGATTATCACCATATTTACTAAAAATCTAATGTATTTCATGGCCGTGTCTCCACATTGGTTAAGCATGAATAGCTTTTACCATTGGTGCAATTAAACAAATATATTCCACAAGAACTATCGCTCATAGTTTTACATTGGGCAAACGGTGCGCGTTCACCTACATAGTAATAATTTTTATATGTCGCCTCGGTACACGAAGCAAGCAAGAATAAAAACGGAAGCACGAACCACTTATGCGCTCCATTCTTACGCTTATTGTTTATGCTGAACACTGGATCACGCCTGTACTTTGCCGGAATCAATATCGTACCACAATCAGGACAATACAAATCCTTGGGCCTTACTTCCTTCAATACTCCTGGCCTAATCTTCATATCATTACACCGAAGGCTTGTGCACTTCTTCCATATATACCCTGGTTTTAAACTTGTGTTCTCTTGTTCCACATTACCGCCAATTCTAGTCTTGATCTACACTCAAACTTCTTTAATAGGTTAGTTACATGGCCCTTGATAGCTGCCTCAGTAACGTATAACTCGTGGGCTATGCGCCTGTTACTGTAGCCTAGGGCAATCTTCCTTACTACCTCAAGTTCTCGCTTAGTAAGAGGTTTCACTGTACACCCAATAATATACCCAAGAATATCCATTCCAGTAGTACGCTTCTAGTCTTCCAGCATTGACCATCCATTTCGTATGCTGGTAGGTATAGCGTTCTGGGATGCAAACAGTATCTCGATTTCCTCCGGATTCATAGGCACTCGTACATGACCCATATTCTGGTATGACATGCGAATAGTTTCTAGTGTTAGCTTCCTCAAGTCTTCCTTGTTCTTTATACTCTTCTTTTTTCTTCCTTGGTTCATAAACGTCAGCCTCCATGTTTATTCCACAACCAGTTAAAAATATTAAAATAGAGAGGATTTTCATAGCTCACCTATTAATTCTAGCTCTCCAATGCCAATCGCAGCTAAAAGCTCATCATGAGTAAGCCAGTAAGCGTGTTCCTCACTTTTATGCAGTAACCAAAGAGGTCCTACCTCATTTGCCAGTAATAACTCGTCTGTAATGTTTAAATAAAAAATCATTTTGTCCTCGCTTTCAATAACTGCAAGCTAAAACTTTCTAAATAAAATGTCACGTTAATTTTATATTAAGATTTCTGCTTGCGCTTAATCACGCGGAATTGCTCATGGATTGTCTCTGATACCGCGTGACAAATAATTTCTATGAGGTCCTCGCTCACACTTGTATGGTGCAGACCACTCTCGAAAAATATCGCATGAATCAATTCATGCAGTATGGTTGAAGTCTTTTCTGATTCACTCATGCCACAGCGAACATATATAGTGCGAGTTGTAGGATCGCATAGTCCATCAGAGTCCATGTTCCGTTTGTATCTGATGATATATTTATGTCCCCTAACGCTTATTGACTTCAATTCTAACCCCTTGAAAAAATGGGGGCTTCAAACCCCCATAAGAATTTACCGCATCTTTTGCGTAGAGTCGTCCTTGACTTCTATCCAAAATTATTACACGCTTAGATCACGCCAGCAACAATTTTCGAGAAAGGTCTAAAAAATGATTCAACTATATAATTCACACTACAAGCCACTTGGCCGTGAAGTCTCATCAGTCCTAGAATTATTCACGCGCCACAAAGAAATAGTCGCAAGCCTTGCCTACAATGTGAATGTATATTATAGTGTGTCCCACGCTAAATCCACGGCTCGCGGCTTCGACGGGGCCGACTCGTTTGCTATCGACATTGACGGAATAGCTCCCAACGATCTCGAACTATGGCCCAAGTACCTAGATATTGTTGCCGCCTACCTTCGTCAAGACCACGCGAAATTCTCTGTCGTGCTATCGGGCCATGGCCTACACTTCCTCCTACATTTGGATGAAGCTTCTCGCTGGGATCGGCCAGAATACTTTCAAGTTAAACGCTCTCAATGGGGCATAATCTGCGCTGGTATAACCATGGATATAACTCGCGCCCAGCTCTCAGGCAAGGCCGACACTGCGGTATTTGATAGAGGCCGCATTCTCCGAGTACCTGGGACCGTGAACCATAAGAAAGATAAACCCGAAGTCCTCTGCACCCTGGCCCAACTTTCCACGGGCCTTGTCCAATTTGATATAGACTCGTTTTCTCCCTCTCAAGAAACCCTTTCTCCTGATTTGTTGTTGGCGCACGAATCTTCAGAAACTCTTGAGGGGGAGATTTTACATAATCCTCCTGCTCCTACCGGACAACTATGGTTTAGACCAGACAATCAAGCTGTCCTTGGCGGTTGTCACTTCATTAAATGGTGCAACGATAACCAAGATAAGGTCAGCGAACAACAATGGTATGCCATGCTAGGTGTGACCTCATTCTTAGATAATGGCTACGATATAAGCCATAAATACTCAGAGAAACATCCGAAATATACCAAGGAAGAGACCACAAAGAAGATCAACCAAGCTCTAACGTCTAGTGGACCTAGGACCTGTGTCGATATATCCTCTCGCTGGGAAGGTTGCAAGGCTTGCCCACATTACACCAAGGTTGTCTCACCAATTAGTATTAAGTCGGAAGACTTCCTGCGGTCTGAACAGGACGGTTTTTGGAATATCCATGTTGCAGCTAATGGTAGAACTACCAGAAACCCCGCAATCACTGACATCAGCAAGAAATTTACCTACACTTTCCACCATAAATATATAGCCGATGAGGATAGCTGGTATATATACAAGAAAAGCCATTGGGAAAGAGTCTTAGAACAAGAATTAGACTCATGGGTACAAAACACATTTAACCCACAGCCTGAAAGAAAAGCCATTGTATCGGAAGTGGTGGACTTCATAAAGAGAAGGGAAGTAGGCCGTATGTCTTTCTTCTATGATACAGTTACAAATAAAATTAATTTACGCAATGGAGTCCTGGACCTAAACACTATGACTCTATTACCACACTCACCATTGTATGGGTTTAGAGCCACACTCGAATTCGACTATACGCCTGGGGCCACGGCTCCGAAGTTTAGCGCGTGGTTCTTGGACCTATTAGACGGAGACAAGCTACTGTTTAAATGTGTCATGGAATTTCTAGCCTATGCACTAAGTGGAGTACCTGTAGAAAACGACAAAATTTTATTTCTTCGTGGCAGTGGTTCCAATGGGAAAACAACTTTTATTAATACTCTAAAAATGATTTTCGGTGAGTCTTTCCAAGAGATGCGCGACACTGATTTAGATAAAGCATTCACCATGAAGAAAATGGAACATAAAAAAATAGGTTACTTTGACGAATTCTCTAGTTCTAAGAATAAAGAGCGCTGGGAATTACTTAAGTCCATGGCTTCCGGTGGTATATATAATTGCGGTGAAAAGTTTAAACCAGAATATTCAGTCAAGAACAAAACCAAAATTATTATGTCAGCCAATGAATTACCTGGCGGCACAGACCCCACACATGGTTACTTCCGAAGGTTGTTAATCATACCACTAGATAAAGAATTCACCGAAGAAAATAAGATTCTCAGCATAGAGCATTCTTTCGAGTCAGAATTACCTGGCATCATGAACATGCTTATTGAGTCTATGGTATCACTCAAAGAACGTGGATGGATTATCAAGGCACCGGAAGCTTCCAAGGAAGCTCTAGAGCGCTACACTTTGGAAAAGGATATAATCTATTCATTCATTAAAGAATGTTTCAAGGACACGCAAGAAAACCTCTGGGATCGTATGGGAAACCATAATTGGATTAAGCTATACCACGACACAAGGTACGACGTTAGTCGCACGGCCATACCTAAGAAAGTCATATGGAAGGCTTTCTGCACTTACTGCGAAGATAATAACATCAGAAATTATGTGTCCTACCTAGAATTCATTAGGAAGATATTAGAAAGAACCAAGAAATTGAAGATTAGGGAACATATTGTTTCATTCTCAGCAAAGACCGAACGCTGCTTTATTGGCATCATACCAACGGATGAGCTTGTTGTTTTAATTGATAGGTCTCATAATAGCTAGGCATCCAAACCTTCGGTTTGAACGCAAAAACCATTAATATTTCTGGACTCACAAGAGTCCTGAAACAAGAAAGCCACGATCCTGGGACCGTGGCTCAACGTCAATTCTAAGGGACAACAACAAAACCCTTAGTTGACCATTATAAATGTAAATAATATTACCCATATAATTGCTAAAATCCATGTTAATATATGGATCAAGGCCCTCAAGTGTATCATTGGATCGCCTCGAACAACGCCACTAGACACAGCATAACCACTAATATTATGAGGATGCTCATTCTGGTATATCCTCAATCGTCAGGATCGCATAGTCTAGACCGTCCACATAGCCCTTGACCTTGCCTAGTTGAAAGTCATCATCTAATAAATGAGGCGTCTCTTGCTTCTTAAGCTCTCGTGCCTCGTGTAATCTACGAAGTAATTTCAATCTATCTTCCTTGCTCATAGTGCTGCCCTTTCCTCGTGTAATATCTTGAGAGCCTTATCCATGGCTTCCTTATATGACTCGTGACTTTTCTCTTGACATAGCTCACTAAGCTTGAAGTATTCATCATTTGTCAGCCTGTCTGCTTCCCATAGAATGCGCAGAGCTTCCTGTAAATCCATGCAATGTTGTAACATATATCCCCCTTTATCCACTGGAGTCCCAGTCGGATGCGATTAGTTTAAGTTTTCCCGTTTCATCAATCTCAAATATCCCATGACCCCACCTTGGACTAGCTGGGCATTCAGCATACAGATCCACTGTCTTTGGTTGACCATTTAAGGCATGATAACCAAGTAATAATTGCAAGTTTTCTAGAGTGTTCCAATCTTTGGGCCTTGAACCTAGGCCATTCGTGGTCGTGTACCATAGACCCTGACTTAATTGTATGTATTTTTTCATTTTTTCGTTAACTCCAATACTAGTTTGTTGTCGATACACTCAAGGTCATTGTCTGAACTTGTTCGCTTGCGCTTATCATCCACGACCACCACAATCTTGTCTTGCTCATCCAACATATGATCAAACTTGCCTCCCAGACTGAAGCGGACTATAAAATTGTCCGGCAGCGGGCCACGCGCTTTAAACAAGTGAACGCTCTTCGTATACGCATAGAAAGTCACATCTTGGTTCAGGTTCGCGATCTCGCACCATTTATCCAAATACTTTTTAGAGTAGAAATCACCGCCCACATGTATCCGGCAATATATCTTCTTGGTTAAATGCTTCAATCTTACTTGCTGCAAGTCACTGTCTATTATTGCCGTGAACCATGGCTTCTTTGTTAATTCTAGATTTGCTTCATGCTTGGCCCTTGGACCTGGATACATGAAGAACCCCCGCTGCGCAAAACATTTGCTGCAAGGACTCTCTTTCGAGAGCCCACGACCTGGACAAGTTTTCCCCGCCGGAAGTGTAAAGTTAACCATGATAGTCTTAGAGCTGTTAGACTTCTTAAGTTTAGAATTCGACTCTGAGAGCGCGATCATGCTTCCACCAAGGCTGCTGCCATCTTCCATAAGCCAATGTTTATCTTGTTGTCCCGATCTAGGGACTTGATTGACGCCATCTTGCGCCTTGGACCTTGGCCAAATATTGCCGGAGTATTGTTAATAATTGCTGTTGTCATTGTTTTCTCGTTTCTGCCAATTAATGGCGGTTGTTGTTTACATAATTTAATCGCTCAATATAATCTGTGCTTGGTTGAACCAAATAACTAAAAGACTCATTACAGGGCTCTATAGCCAAATAATAGACTTCCTTGATTAGTCTGTTAATCTCCTCGGACCTTGGCTCTAGGACTCCACAGAAACAAAGCTCCGGAGGATTATGGCCCATGGCTCTCATTTGCTTCCACGATAGGAAGTGTTTTCGTCTACCTCTTAATGGTAACCATTTATACTTGTATGGTGAATATTTGCGTTTCATGCAATTATATATAGATAACCGCTAGCAAGAATACAAATTAAGGTTTAGTTAATTCTTGGTTAATCGCGAAGCCTTGCGTTAATTACGCTAAAATTACGAATTACGCTTCCTCTCAGGGGTTAGCTCTCTCTGTAGCAAAATAAAAACATATTAAAAGTATAGAGTATAGTATAAAAGAGTATATATTTTAGCTCCCTTACACTGGTCAATCAGCCACTTGACGCGCTACAATAACCCGCCAACAAAAGCGTAATAATTACGTAATTTTGCCCTTGACGCAGGGCCCACTTTTCGTAACGCAATGCAATTGGGCACTGCACAATGAAAAAAAAGGTCCTTTTTTTGTCGTTTTGTTACGCTTGCGTGTAACATAATATTTCAAATAAACTTTATTTAGTGCCTTCATTTCTCTAGCTTATTTGCTTTGCCAAAAGAGTCAAGTTGCAAATTAACCTTGCTAATTGTCCCGTGTTATCAGTGCCTTGCGCCTTGGTGCGTGTGTCATGCACTGTACCTTGTCGCTTGCACAATAGACTTAGGTCCATGGCTCATGGGGAGGGTGCCGGGTCAATGGCGGAGTGCGATCGCACTGCTAAAGCGAAAAAATCCGGGGACCCGCCCCCCACAAAAAATTACTATTAGAAATACGAATTTGTTTTTGCACGAAATAGAGTAATATTTGTCGTTGATAGTAAAGTCTCTCATCTTGCTTTCTGTAAACCATTATATTTTTGTGTTGACAAGTAATATTTTTCATTTACCTTGTAGAGCAACAAGAAAGAGGTGCACAATGATCCTTGAAAAAGAGGTCCAAGGTAAGAGCGCCCATATTGATTATAAAAAGGAAATTAATCTGATGAGTAGCGATCAGTTTGACAGGTTTACAGCCAAGATAATAGACACAATGGATAGTAGAATTAAGGAACATCTTTCGTCCACGGTCCAAGGTCGGATAATCAAGGCATATAATGGTGGCAATCTTTGGTATGTAGTTATATTGGGTAAAGAGGAGATATATAAGACAACCTCAGCCAAAGTTGCCCGTGCCTTTTTATCTTTGTTAAACAAGTTAATGGATAAGAAATTAGTTGTGGTTGATGTGTATGAGAGCACTGATCCTTATTATTTTAGAAAACACAGTTTAAAAGAAACGTCTACATTAAAGTAGACTTCCTATTTATGGTTAGGGGTTAAGTATGGACAATCCAGTAGTTATTTCCGACTACACAAGATTACAGGGAGTGTTACCGATACAATTCTTACCAGCCTTGGACCGAGCGCACAAGGCAGGGGAGTTAGCGGCGGATAGGACCTCCTTAAATACCTTGGTTAAGACGAGGCCCGAGGACCGACAACTTAGGATACAGTTCCAGGAGGAGTTATCTAAAGGTGATCGTGTGGATATAATAGCCGTGGTCCAAGGTATATGTGGGGTAGATTATTTGGTTAAGGCGGTGGAGAGGCCGTATTACCTGGCATGGTTACTAAGCCCTGTAGCGACGTCTAGAGTGGTTATGGCGGAGATGTTGGAGATGGCGCTGGAGAAATTGAGGGCCATATTGGAGTTACCCGATGAGAAGCCGATCTTGGAGGATGGGGAGCTAGTTGGGCATGAGGTGGACCCGAGGATATTGAGTATAAAGTTGAAAGCGTTGGATATGCTGGATAAGCGACTGCATGGGGCGTATACGCAGCGGATTGAGGCAAAATCCATGGTTGTAACGAAGTCGGCGGGAAGCATGGAAGACATAGTGGATTTGGACAGAAGGATAGCGGAGCTGGAGGGTGGGTCGATGCCCGTGGCCCTGGCAGCAAGTGAGACGGTGATACCGAAGATAACAGGGACAAGATGAGTCAGTCAGAAGAACTACGGAGAGCAAAGCAGAAGAAGTTGCAGTTCCTAGAGGAGAAGAGGAAGCGGGAGGCGGAGCTGCCGCATTTATATGGTTATCCGTGGTACGAGTGGGCGTGGTCGTTCTTCACGACTAAGAATAAGATGGCTCTGCTCACGGCCTCGAATCAATCTGGGAAAAGTTCAACACAGATAAGGAAGGTCATACACCTGGCGACTGCGGTGGACGAGTGGCCTGAGTGGTGGGACCATAGGCCAAGACAATTTTGGTGGTTATATCCAAACAAGCACGTTGCAACAGTAGAATTCTATCAGAAATGGGTGCCTGAATTTTTACCAAGAGGTAGTATGCTGAACCATCCACAGTATGGTTGGAGAGCTGAGTTTGATCCACAGAAAAAAATAAGCGAGATAGTTTTTAACTCTGGTGTGAGTATATACTTTAGAAGTTATGAAACAGATGCGGCTGCTCTTCAATCAGGAACAGTGGATTATATAGCGTGTTTCCCTAAAGGATCAAGGATATTAACTGTAGATGGATTAAAGAATATTGAGGATATAAAAGAAAATGATTATGTAGTCAATGTAAATAGTATAAATAAAGTAGAGAAAACCTTTAGCCGCAAGGCAAAAACAATAAAAAGAGCTTTTTCAAACGGCATTAGTATGGTAGCTACTCCAGAGCACTTATTTATGACCTATAACAGAGGTTGGGTCAGATTTATAGATTTAACAAAAGAGGATAGAGTAGTATGGAAAAAGCCAGAGGAAAACTTGGAAAGAGCGAACAGATTATTTTTATGGGCGTTTCGTACAGAAGATACCCAGAAAGTAAACATATTAGACACCACTATTTTCAAAGGGCTCGTGGCAAACCTGGGCCAACTAATTTACATAGGGCTGTGTTTGAATTTTTTAATGGGATTATACCAGAAGGTCACGAAGTACATCACATTGATGGAGACCCTGGTAATAACTCCATTGAGAATCTTGAGCTTATATCTAAAAAAGAACACGCTAGGAAGCATCTTAACATCAATTGGAAAGACAAAGAGTATATGCTCGTTGAAAAAGTGTGTTGTGTATGTAATAAAAAGTTTACAACAAATACACCCAGAAGAGAACTTAAAAAAACTTGCTCTAGAAAATGCCTTGAAATGTATAAAGGAAAGCCAGAAAAATGTAATGGCTGCGGCAAAGTATATATTAAACCCTTTGGTTCCTCTAGAAAAAACCAGCGTTTCTGTGGTTACAGATGTTTTAGAGATAGTAGAAGATGATGTTTATTGTATAAAAGTAGACTCAGTAAAGTCGTTTTTTTGCAATGGGTTCCAAGTGCATAATTGCGACGAAGAGCTTGACGCAACGCTCTATTCGGAGCTAAAGTTTAGAACTGTAGCAACGAACGGATATTTCTCACTTGTTTTTACTGCTACAAAAGGACAGGAATTTTGGAGATTGGCTATGGAGCCAAAAGATGGGGAAAAAGAGATGTTTCCTCATGCATGGAAGAGAACAGTCTCTATGTACGACTGTATGTTTTACAAAGATGGAAGACCTGGAAAATTTTCAAAAGAAAGAATTGAGGAAATTAAAGGCACCTGTAAGTCTGAGGCTGAAGTACAGCGAAGGGTTATGGGCAGATTTGTTATGTCGGATAACCTGTCGTTTCCGTGGTATAGCCCGAGTAAACACCTGGTCCAACCAAGTATGGTTGGGTCGGTGCCGGAATCATGGGACATATACGCAGCCGTGGACCTAGGTTCAGGAGCCCTGTCGGAGTCGTCCCACCCAGCGGCGATAGTGTTCGTGGGGGTAAACCCAGAAAAGACCAAGGCGCGAGTGTTCAGGGCGTGGCGTGGTGATGGGGAGAAAACGGCGGCAGGTGATGTGTACGAGCAATATAAGCAGATGTGCGTGACCTTGGGCCGAGAGCCGGTGATCAAGAGCTACGACTACGAGAGTGCGGACTATGGAATACTGGTGGAGAGGGCTGGAGACTTCTGGTACAGGGCCGAGAAGAACATAGCTAGGGGTCAAGAATTGGTCAATTCGATGTTCAAGTTTAACGTATTAACCTTGGATGAAGGGGATATGGAGATACAGAAGCTATCGGCGGAGCTTCAGAGTGTGTCTGTGGATGGTGGGAAGGACCAAAGAGATGATCTGGTGAGTGCTCTGCGGTACGATGTGATGAAAATACCGCTGGATTGGAACAAGATTAGAGAGCTGAACAAGGATATTGAGGTTGAAGATGTTCCGAAACAGGCAGAAAAGCAAGAAAATGATAGGGAACAACTACGAAAAAGGTTGCTTGGTAAGACAAAAGATGTAGACTTTGGCCATGAATCAGTAGAACAGGAGCTTGAATTTTGGAACGAAATGCTAGGATAACGCCAGAAAAGCTAGAGAAATACGCTAAAATTTGCAAGAAACATGGTATTACCCATATGGAAATCAGCGAAAAAGGGGTAATATTTGATATAAATGGGGTAAATACATTGAATAATCCCCCTGTATATGGCAAGATTTCTAAAGAAGCTCAAGAAGAGTTACATAGCTTGCAGAAAGAGCAAGAGATGGACGAAATGAAGTTCATGGACCCAGCATCTTATGAGGAAGCGCTCATGAGGGAGAACAATAATGGCTGATGAGAAGAAGTTACTGTCTGAATTAGAACAGATGTATCAAGATTCTATTGCTGCGGATAAAGATGTCGTAGCAGAGATGAGATCGAATATCTTATTGATCGCTGGAGATCATTACAATAATAAACGGTTCAAGAATGCGCTTGATAGTATCAGAGGTGGTAAAGAAGCCAATCAAGAAGAACAGCGCATACGCCTAACAAAGAACCATGTCAAGAAAATTCATAAAATCTATGTAAACAAAATCGTAGCGGCAGCGCCAGGTGTGATGATGGCGGCGGCAAACGAAAATGAATTGCAGGACCAGAAGAGCGCAGAGCTTCACAATGCTGTGTGGAAGTATGTGAAGGAGAAAAAGAACCTCGTAGAAGATAACATTGGTTGGGCGAGTGATTTCATAGGATTTGGAGAGGTGTTTGTCCTCATTGGTTGGGATTGGACTAAAGGCTATCAGAAGGGGAAACAACCAGAGCTAAATGAGATGGGAGAACAGACGGGCGAGAGTATTCAATGGAGTGGGGAGATTACCTACGACAGAATATTTGCTCCAGATATGTTCCGTCCGGCGCAAGCAAAGAGCTGGCGTGAAGCTCAGTGGTGGGGTTGTCAGGTAATGGTCCCGAAGAAAGAGCTAGAGAGCATTTACCCAGATGAGAAATACAAGAAGGCGATAGAGCCAAGTAGCAAGACTACGTTTAATGTGTTTGATTACAACAAGGCATCATACGAGCAGAAAAAAGACATGGTGCTTGTGAAGAAGATTTTCTATAAGCCAAGTGCCGAGTACCCAGAGGGGTATTTCTATTACTTCACAGATGGCGGCTTATTGAGCGAGGGAGTATTGCCTGGTGGCATATGGCCATTTGCAATGGCTGGCTTTGACGAGGTTCCAACACACCCTAGATACCGCTCAATCATTCGAGATATTAAGCCATATCAGTTAGAATTAAATCGCACAGCAAGCAAGATTGCCGAGCACCAGATTACATTGGGCGATGATAAGATTGTGATTGCAAATGGCGCGAAGATGAGTCCCGCAGGAAGTTCGCCTGGTATCAGAGCGTACTCGGTGAGTGGCCCTCCCCCGACAATTCTCCCTGGTAGAACTGGCGAGCAATACCTGAATTACATGAACGCACAGATTGCAGAGATGTATAATGTGGCGTCGATTCCAGAGGAGTTAGAAGAGAAACAGCCAGCTCAGGTTGATCCGTATGCACTGTTACTACAGAGTTCTCGCTGGAAGAGTAGGTTCTCGCTTCATATTCAGAAGTACCAGAATTTTTATAAAGAGTTGGTTCGTATATCGCTGGAGTATTTACGGTACTATGCAAACGAAGAAGATATCGCATATATGGTTGGTAAAAATGAGCGAGTCAACATTAGTGAATTCAAGAACAAAGAGGCTTTGTGCTATCAGATAAGAATTGAAGAACAGAGCGATGATATTGAGACACGCTTAGGGAAGAAACTGTCGATTGATAGATTTATTCAATATAGTGGAAATAATCTTAATCGAGAGGATTTAGGGAAATTCATTCGTCTTGATCCATATATGAATAAGGAACAGCTATTAAAAGATTTTACCATGGACTATGATAGTGCAACTAATTTAATACTTGCTATTGATAGGGGTGAACAGCCGCAGATTAATCAATACGATAATACTGATTATATGCTACAAAAATTAGTTAATAGACAGAGACAGGCTGACTTTAAATATTTACATCCGCACATACAGAATTTATATGGTTTATACATTCAGCAATATGAACAAATTAAAATGCAGCAGATTCAACAGGTACAGGCTATGAAAGACGGGTTTATTCCGGCACAGTCAATGCTAGTTACAGTTGATGCATACAGGCCCGATCCAAAGGACCCACTTAAACAAGTACGAATAAGAGTTCCATACGACTCTATTATGTGGTTACTAGAGAGATTAGAGGCGCAAGGAGCAACTCAGGAGCAGTTACAAATGCAACAACAGGGCACGATAGCTGATATGGTTTCTCAGATGAGACAGAATCAACCTCAAGGGACTATGCCAACTAATATACCACAAAATCCTATGGCGATTGGATAGAGAATGATTACACAAGATGAATTAAAAGAGTTGTATGAGTACAACAAAGATACAGGAATCTTTACAGCAAGAGTGCATAGATCGAGCAGAGCTGTTGCTGGAAGCGTGGTATCTTCGCGCTGTGGAGATTATCTTATAGTTTGTATTAAAAATAAAAAGTATTTAGCCCATAGATTAGCGTGGTTATATGTTTATGGAAAATTACCAACTAAATTTATTGATCATATAAATGGGAAAAAAGACGATAATATGATTAATAATTTACGTGAGTGTACAAAAGCTCAGAATCAGGTAAATATAGGAAAACTAGCCAATAATACAACTGGATTTAAGGGTGTGTCTTTTGTAAAGGAAAATAATAATTATAGAGCTAGAATAAAGATTGGAAATAAATATAAACATCTTGGAGTTAGAAAAACCGCTGAAGAAGCATCTTTGTTATATGAAAAAGAAGCTAATAAGGTTCACGGAGAATTTTACTATAAAAATGGCATGAAAGCCAATAACAAGCAGCAAGAAAACTGCTAGAAAGAGAGAAACAAATGTCAGACGAACAAACAGAGGTATCAGAAGTTGTGGAAAGTTCCCCATCGGGAGCAGAAGCTTCAGAAACGCAAGAAAGCTCCCCATCGGTATCAGACGACCATCAGCCGGAGGTTTCTCCAGAATCCCCAATAGCTGCGGAAACTCCTCAATATACGCCAAATTATTCATTTAAGGTAATGGATAAGAATCTAGAATTTGATGAATTTTTACGCGCATCTATAACATCAGAGGACCACGAAAAAAAGCTTCGTGAGCTGTACGAGAAAAGCTATGGTCTTGATTATGTAAAGCCTAAGTACGAGAAGATTAAGGAAGAATACCAAAACCTTAATAATACTTGGCAAAAAGTAGTATCTGACATGAATAAGTTGGGTGGGCACCTTAAACAAGGTGATTATGGTTCAGTTTTTAGTTCATTAGGATTGACTGATGAACAAGTTATGCAGTATGCTGTAGAAAGATTATCGTATTACGAGCTTCCGCCAGAAAAGCGTCAAGCTATGGACGAACAATCTCGCAGAAATCGGCAGCTTGTCGAAGCGATGCAAGAGAATGCAAAACTTAAGCAAGACTACGCTAGTTTCGAGGGCCAGAAGTTAATGGAGTCGGTACAGGCAACTGTGCAGAAGCTAGGAGCGTCTACCGCGATTCAAGCAATCAATGAGCGAGCTGGTTATGACGGGGCTTTTTATGATTTGTTGAAAAACCACGCTTTAGGGATGTTCGAGCGAACGAAACGTGACCCGAGTCCTGAGGAAGCGATAAGCTCTTTCTTAAAACTGTATGGGTTAGAGTCTGGACAAAGCCAAAGTCCAAGTCAAGTAGGCCAGGTGCAAGCCGCACAACAGGCCACAGGCGCACGACCAGCCACTATACCAGTTCTCAAGGGAGCAGGGGTTTCACCAGTAAAGCCTACAGTACGTTCAATAGATGACCTTAAAAAAATTAGAGATCAAAAATTAGCGCGATAATGCGCAAGGAGATTTAAAAAATGGCTACTACTAGAAATGCTAGTTACGTAACGATGCTCAATGAGTATCTACCTAACAGCTTATTAAACGAAGAATTAGTAAAAAGAGATTGGTTTTTCCAAAACGTAGAAAAAGATATGTCATGGCTTGGTGGAGACAGCATCGTTCCTTTCAAGGGAGCTGGCGCTACTTCAGTTAAGTTTGGCGGATTGACTGCTTCAGGCAGCATCGGTCAACATAAGTATGTTCGTGGAAAAATGTCTGGCTACAAGGAAGCTTGGGGCTCGCTCATTTTCGACGAAACTGATCTTATGCAACATGGAAAGATTAGTGAGCAGAACTTCCTTCGCTTACTTCCTGACCAGTTGGATGATTTCATGTCTTACATGAAGATGGTTCTTTCAATCAATCTTATGTCGGGTCCTCACTTTGCTTCTGCAACTGTGAATGGGACTGCTGGCGGTGTTGTTGTTGTTGATAAAGTTGATCGCTTTGAAATCGACCAATTAGTATTATTGGCTGATGGTAACACTGGTGCTGCTGAGTACTATGTTATTGCAATCAACATCAACGATAAGTCTGTAACTCTTTCTGCTACTAAAGGTGGCGCGGCTGCTGACGTATCTGCATACACTGTAGCTCAGTCTGCGAAGTTTTACCACGATGGTGTTATCACTGTTGGACAATCAGCTTCTAACGGAAACGAGTTCAACTCACTTCGTTCAGCTCTTTTAAGCGCTGCTAACGGTGGATCAGCTAACTTGCACGGCCAATCAAAATTGGCTTATCCTTATCTTCAGGCTGTTAACGTATCAGGTGCCTCTATCTCTGCTACTAACATCCTTGATAAGTTGTTCGACGCTTGGTCTGAGATCAAGATTCGCGCAAAAGCTGCCCAGCCTTCTAAGTGTGTTATGTCATTCAAACACCTTGGAACAATCATGAAACTTATCGAGACTGACAAGTCTCCCTTCAAAGTTTCTGTTGGTTCTACTAAGGCTGATAAATTCAACTGGACTGAAATTAACATCACTGGCGTTCGCGGTGGTTTCAGCCTAGTTGGAATTCAAGAGATGGACGACGACATTATCTATTTCTTAGATATGTCTGCATTCACTCTTCGTTCTAATGGTGGATTGAAGAAAGTTGCTTCTCCCGAGGGTATCGAATACACTCGCGAGCGCGCAACTACTGGCTTCAAACTTATCACAGACATTTGCTTCATGGGCGACCTTGAGGTAACTGCTCCTGCTAAGTGCGCAGTAATTCACTCAATCAGCTACTAAATTAAAGTCCCTCCGTCATTAGCCTAGGTTATTGGCGGAGGGCAATTTTGGAGGACAAATGGCTATTTCAGATGAGATAAAAGAGTTTTTGAATATTCGCCACAAGCATTCTCAATTAGGAACATTAATTAAAGACGCTGAATCTGCTGCTCCTGGCGCTATTGCGCTGGCTGATACGCACATTCTTGTTGGTAATGGTTCTGGAGTTGCTGCTGATGTGGCTGTAAGTGGTGATGCTACCCTAGCAAATACTGGTGCATTGACTGTTGGGAACGCTGCTGTTATTGGCAAGGTTTTGACAGGCTTTGTTGCCGGAGCTGGTACCGTAGCGGCCACTGATACCATTCTTCAGGCATTCAACAAAGACGTTGGTAATTTAGCTGCGAAGGTGCCAGACAAGAGTCTGCTACTTTCTGGTAAATTCACAACTCTTGGCGGGGATGCTAACGAATCAATTACTGCGGTTGGTGTTTTAGCGACCGATCTAGTAATGGTTCAGGCGGAGTCTGGGGCAGCTTACGTAGTAAGTTCTGTAGGAAACGCGGGAGTTATTGACGTAGTAATGAGTGCTGATCCTGGTGCCGGAGTAAAGTTAAACTGGCTTGTTTATAGATAGTTTTTAGCGCGGGAGTAAGTCTCGCGCTATTTTTGGAGTCCTAATGGCTGGGAATGATTTCATTAAAACCTTTACAACTGAGCCTCCGATAAAGGGTGAGGAAGGTAAAGCAGTAACGGGTACTGACTTTCCAGGTAATAAGAGGGGACTCGATGTAAGTATCGCTGGAGGTACAGCACAGTTTACTCCTAGCGGATTAACGATTGGTGGCTTGATAACAAGGGTCACAATAAATAATACTGGCTGGACAGCGTTGCCAGCTACTCCATTGACGGATAGGAACACTATTGCTGTGCAAAATAAGTCCGTTGGAGAAATTTACATAAATTTTGACAACAGCGCCGCAGTAGCGGATAGTTGGTTAGTAACTGCTGGTGGATCGGTTAGCTATGGAATCACAGAATCTATCGTACTGTACGCTAGGTCTGCGGCTGCTTCTGCCGATGTTATAGTGAAGGAGCTTGCGTAATGTCATCGAATTTTTCAGCTATGACACTACCGCCACAGGCGGGAACCACAAACATAACTCCTGCGATAACAAATTTCATAACAATAGCTCCGAATACAGAATATTCTTTTAGTCTTCCTAGTAATTGTAGGAAGTTCTTGATTCAATCGAGGGTAGAGTCTGCTAAGATACAACTTTCATACAATGCTTTGCAGAGCGGGATAACATATGTTACCATATGGCCTGGGTGCAGTTTTGTTGACGATAGCTTCTATGCGTCACAAACAATTTATTTTCAATCTAGCTTAGGTAGTAATACAATAGAAATAATAACTTTTAGTTAATCCCAGGGAGGGAATTACAATGATTACAAAACATACAATTGACAGCGCATTTGACAGCATTGCGGTAACGCAGTCGACCTCGCCATGGGTTATTGGCGATGGTGGCGGAAGCATTACAGTTGACGCAGTAAGTCTTGATATTCGTCCTTTAACAAGTGCGGATCAAGTTACTATTGCGAACGCATCAATCCCAGTAACAGACAACGGTGGAAGTTTGACTGTAGACGGAACAGTAGAGTTGGGCGCAACTACCCTTGCTGCTCTTGAGAATATTACTGTAGACGCTATTACAGCAGCAGTAACTATTCAAGATGGCGGAAACGTCATTAGCATCGATGATGCGGGTGGAAGCATCACAGTAGATGGAACAGTAGGTATTTCTGGAACTGTAGCAGTAACTCAGTCAACTTCTCCATGGGTTGTTTCTGGTTCTGTAGCTACTACTCCTGAAGCATACGATGTATGGCAGACAACTTCTGACGTTGCTGTTACATCTTCTGCTGGTGGAACACAGATTGCTTCATCCCCTTTAACTGGCCGCTTGAAGATTAAAGTACAAAACGTTGGTGGAAACGATATTCGCCTTGCTGAAAGCACAGGTGCGGTATCTTCTACTCGCGGAGTGTTCTTAAAGCGTGGTACATCTGAAGAGATCGAGTTAGGCGCTGGCGCACAATTATGGGCTCTTGGAGTAGGTGGAGCATCTACTTTAACAGTTACAGAGTACGCAGCATAATAGAAAGTAGGAACTATGTTCACGAAAGAGGACTTAGCTAAGTATAGGGCGATGAAAGCCATAATTAGTAAGTCTAAGGCGGAAGTTCAACTAGAGGCGGCAGTAAATGTCGCCCTAGTTTTGAATTGGTTTAATGCTTTAGAGAAAGTTATCACAGACGATTTGCTACAAAAAGATAGTGAAATTGTAGCAAAAAAGAAGGTGAAATAGTGACAACACAGATATTTGATCCTGATTTGTTAGATGGCACAGCTGGCGATGGGGTATTGGTAAATTCTAATGTAGGCACAGTGTCTACGGTTAATTCTACTACAATAACCCTTGGATCAAATGGGAATTTCACTGGTACTTGGGAACTTGTCACAGACTACGCAGCAATTTCTATCATTCTTATATCAGACAAAAATAGTGCAACAAATGGCTTTAGGATTGAATTTTCTACTGACGGAACTAACGTAGACCATTTTGATCAGATTACTTACACGGCAGCAAGCGGTGGTTATCCACTAGAGTCACCGACTCATGCTAAATATTTCAGGATTAATTATACAAATACAAACAGTGCTCAAACTTATTTCCGATTGCAAACTACATACTACACTGTGAATCCTGGTAAACACTCAGGTAGAATTGATGGCGTTATTACAGGTGCAACACATGGACAAATTGTGAAGTCTGTAATTACTGGTGAAACTACTGCTGGTGGTGGTGGTTTTGTTAATGTGAAGGTAAACCCTAGTGGATCATTGGCTACTGCACCAGGTTCGCCAACTGCGCCAGTAACAGGAAGTGGAACTCTTGGCTCGTTAAACGCTGATGTGATATTTGATAATAGTGCTGGTTACTCATCAATTAGCTATGTCTTAACTGATACAAGTTCAGGGACTATAACCCCTGCGGTCAGTGTTGATGGTACTAATTATTTGTCGTGGGAATCTGCTGATAGGGCTACGTTTTACACAAGTCACACATCGACAAGTTCATTTTCTGGTTCATTTACAGCGGATATTGCAAATTGGAGATATTTTAGGCTAAGGATGACTTCGTACACTAGCGGAACGGCGTCTGTTTCGTATTTCGCAACGGCTAATCCTTCGGTGAATAAGCGGGTAATTCTAAACACACAAACGCTAAGTTCTGCTGGTGCTACACAAAGAAGTCAAGTAGTTGGCATAGATACCGAACACGATAAGGTGCATCTAGGTCTCTTATTTTCTTGGGATTACACTGATTCGCAGAACGCTAACGGATATACTAGGGTAGCAATGACTACTGGTGCTCAAACGCAGCACAGTGTTTTTATGG